GACATCGCGGAGTACCTGTCCACCAGAGGCATACAGCTGGAAAAGGTACGATTCCCCCGGGGGTGCGCCGTTATTGCCGTAAGCACCAGTGGAAAGAATGTCGCGGAAAGTGGAGCCGTCTACAAGGTTCCACCCGAGGAAGTTTGTGAAAATCTTACGGTCATAGCCGTTGTTTCCGGGGCCGGAGTCTATCCCGGTATTAGCCAAGGTCTGGACGCCTTGGTCAGTGCCCTCGAAATGGAGATTGGCCCAGTGCTGCTGGACAGAGTCGGAGAAGCCGACTTGGAACCACGAACCGGCCACGTTGACGGCGGGCGCCGTGTTGGCCTTGACGCGGAGCGTGGTGCGCAGCGGATGGGCGTCCCCCCAGTAGGTGCCGGGCGGACAGAATCCGATTGCACCGGGCGATGTCTTGGGCCACCGGACAGCCCCCGGAACGTAGCCGGAAGAGATATTCCAGTCAGTCTCATTAACCTCAAACACCCCCGTGGGAAAAGTCATCCACTTGCCAGCGGGCATCCTGTTCACAAGTGCTTGAAATTTGCCCACACCGAAATGGAAGCAAGTACGACCATCGGCTTCGGTAGTGGTGGAGATTACGTCACCAGCGATAATTAGAGACTCGACGGTAACATAATCAGTGCCGGATGGGCGAGTGTCCCAAGCGGTGAGGGTTCCGGGCACTGCGGGGGGCGCCGATGACGAGTTAGCCGTCATCTTGATTCTCGATGTCGGCTGCCATGTGCCTCCCGGCATTCGAACCCAGCAGGTAGATTCGCCATCAATCTCTATATCGGCTAGACGTATCCGCGCCGAAGCGACATAAACGTCCGCTGTTCTCAGTCGAGACACTTAGCTCAACCCCACCAGTTCATACCACACGTTTCCCCAGTCGGTGACCGCTGTTGCAAGGGCCTGCTGATTTCCGGGGGTGGGGGGGACAGTAACATCCTGCGAGACAGTCGTAGCAGCGACCGCGTATTCACCATGCTGTGTTGTCCCGGAGCCAAGTCGTACCTTGCAGCCGGTTGGACCCGTTACGGTGAGCAAAACCCCTTTCAAGGTGATCGCCAGGGTGGAGCGGACCACCATTGGGGCCAATCGAAATCGTCGCACCGTTGCTGTAGAGGTAATGTCGGGGGATTCGACCAAGGTTGCCCCGTCACTATCAGCCAGTACGGTTGACTGGTCAGTGCCCGTCCCCACAATGCTCCAGCCCGCAGCGCCCGAAGCCAGCCCCGGCAGAGCTCGTACTGCCGAGTCCGGGGTCGGCACACGCACCTCAGCCAGCGCATACCCGGTCGCTCCCAAGTTATCAGTGATCGTGCATCGCAGAATGCAGAGGTTGCCCGCAGCAGGAGCGGTGACGCTAACGACATCGGTGGCGGCGTTGGTGAGGGTCGGGTTGCTGCCGGTGGAGGAGTATTCGACGGTCCATGCGTAGCTGGCGATGGTCCCGTCAGTGTCGGCTCCTGTCGCAACGAATGTGACCACAGAAGCCGCTGCTACCGTCTGGATGGCGTTGGCGATGGTGACGGTAGGTGCGCTATTGGTGGCAGGTTGGGCAATGGGGGTAGAGAGGCCGTCATTCAACTGGACGAAGTCAACATCTTGTGTGACAACCACGTCGGATGACCCGCCGTACTGCATACCTGCCAAAGGTGCAGTGGACGTGAAGGTACTGGTGCCGCTGGCAGACCAGACGACGGTGGGGGTACCCGGAAGGTACGCCTTGAGGTCCCAGACGCCAGTGGAGTTATTGATCACCAGCGAGTATTCGAGAATTGTAGCCAAAGTGACAGACGATCCAGCAGCGGTCGTCATCGCCGCGAAGGTAATCGCAGAGAGGATGGAGCCGGAAGCTCCATCCTTGAAGTTGAGCCCTGCGTTGCCCTTGTCGTAGTTGATCGATGCGACCGTGCCGGAGGCGTGTCGGAACGTGACAACCGGGACTGAAACAATCGTGCCAGACGCAGCACCGTTCGGCCCCGAAGTGCAGAACTCGTACGCCGCCTGATTATTGGTGGCCCCACCAGTGAACAGGAACCGGAGTGCAGGGCTCGTACCCGCAGCTATAACCAGTCGGACTCCGACCGTACCGTATGCTTTGGCGGCAGTTCGGTAAGTGCCTGTTGACCCGGTTCCGAGCGAGACCACGCTCGCTCCAGTGTTGCCTGTGGTGATCGCGGTGCCGTCAGCAACCCCGTCAAGCGGGTACTGAGTGAGTGCCATGAGGTCATTCTCTCTTAGATGGTCGCGTAAGTGTAGAGGTCAACAACTCCGGCCCACGCTGCGATTGATAGGGTGGACGGATTCACTGGCCCGACAAACTCTCGGATCAACACCCCATCAGGGGGGGTCGCGGGGGTCGATGGGTAGGCACTGGTAATCGAGTCCCACACCACAGGATAGACTCCGCCGTAGGAGCCGGCAGCTTGCGCACCGATTGCCGCTCGCGCTGCAGCAGCATCGGTAGCCGTGATCACTGCTTGACCGATGGTGGTTGAGTCAGAAACCTGGGAGACAGGGTGAGTGTGGGCGGTGGGCGTTCGAGAGTCAGAAAGCCGTGCGTCATTTCCTTCAGCGGCTGTGCCTGCTGTGGTGCCGACAACCGGGTCAAATGTGGTGGGCTTGCCGGTGACATCTGCCCACGCCACAGAACCAGCGGTTCCGCCCGACGCCCGGTAGGGCTGGCCTGTGGCCGGATCAAGGAGGTAAACCCCACCCATGATTCCAGCCCCAAAATTCTCGTTCACCATTGCTTATGCTCCCAGTCGGTAAGGCTCGTCAGTGTCGGGGTCGAACAGGACAACCATGCCGAGAATGCCAGCGGCCATTTGTTCGCTGTCGGAAACTCCGTCATTAGGGGCAGCATAAGGATCGCCCGTTACTGGGTCCATGAGCACTACGCCACCGATGATGTCCATGCCTCTAGTTTACAGCAATCCTACATACGCCATTGTACGAACAAAAGGAGCCCCGCACGCCGTTGTGCGAGGCTCCTGTGGGTGGGGGGAGAGAGGAGGCAAAACCCCCACCCGTTTTGAGGACAGGATAGTGTGCTTTATCTGAAGAGGCCGACCTGTCATGTAGTTGTAGCTTACCACAAGATGCGGCGGGACGGAATTGAACCTGTCCCGCAACGTGCCCCCAGCAGGATTCGAACCTGCGACCCGCCGCTTAAGAGGCGGCTGCTCTACCAACTGAGCTATGGAGGCAAATGAGTGGTGGGGGAAGTTACGACCTACGCCCGCTCATACGCGGTAGCATCCCCTCTTGTCGGTCAACTGACCACTCGCTCCCCAGCTAGGATTCGAACCCGGAACCACCCGGGTAACAACCGGGCGCTCTACCAATTGAGCTACTGAGGACTAGAGGGTTCCCCTGCTGACGTGTCACCCACAACCGCATCGTGGAGAGCGGTGGACTCGCACCACCATCTTCAGGCTTATGAGACCTGTCGCTCTGCTTGAGCTAACCCTCCCGCGCCCGCCTTGCCTCCAAGGACAGCCCACGTTCGGTAGCGAACCTCTTCAATAGGCCGTGAGGGAGTCGAACCCTGCGGGAAACCTTGCGTGAACTACTGTAACACATGGAAACGCCCCCCGCAACTCGTGGTCGCGGGGGGCGTGTCCGGGGGCTTTCAGAGGGGTTAGACGCCCGCTCCTGTGCTCTTGACGATTGCCGCGCCACCGTCCCACACGATGCCACCACCGAACTGACGGAGCTTCAGGGTGATCGTGTCGTTGGTGAACGACCCTTCGAACGGGCTGACCGCGCCGCCACCGACGTACGAGCCAGTCATGTTCTCAACGAACAGCTGCGGTGTCTCGTAGCCACGGAGGGTCAGACGCTCCAGAACCGGACGCTTGGTAGCGCCAGTCTTCGGCATCAGGTACCACTCGGTGCCGGTGACCCAAGCGGTCTCGATCACGTCCACAGACGCCAGCGGGTTGTACCCACCGTTGATCTGGTACAGGAAGTTCGGGACCGAACCGGCTGTGCCGTTGGACTCGAACGACTGCAGGGTCTGGTTGAGAACGTAGTTCACAAACAGGGCCTGACCGATGGGGACGAGCAGGTTCCAGCCGCCAGCGACCTGAATGTTCGTGCCGTTGATCTGACGGGCACTGACCTCGATCATGGCCCGGATGATGGCGTCACGACCGAACGCGGCGTTGACAGGAACTGTCGCACCGGTCGGCACAAGGCCACCGTCCAGAGTCGAAACAGAGGTCAACTGGGTGGTGAGAGCTCCGAAGACCTCTTCCTCCTCAGTATCCAGCGAGACCTGAAGCATCTCAGCAGGCAGGGAGTCAAGCGAGTTGATCCCGTCGTTGATGCGAGCCTCAAGGGTCCAGTCGGTCTTGAAGCCCTTCTTGGTCACGCCAGCAGCCTGCTGCACTTCACCCGCGATGTAGGCGAACGGGTAAGGCTGGCCCTCGGGGATTGTCGGTGCGCCGCCCTTGGCGCTCAGAACGTTGGACGCGCCGTTGCCGTCAGTCCACGAACGGTTGAGCGAGTAGAGGGTGACCGGCTTGAAGTCCGGAACCGGGCGGGTGCCCGCGATCTTCTTCCAGTTGCGCTCGGCCTCGTCGTAGTTCGGCAGGAAGTTCAGCGTCGCAAGGTGAGCGAAGTTGAACGCCGCGTCCGAAGAGGTCAGAACTTCCTTCAGGGTCGCGCTGGCAATGCCGTCGCCGCGAAGGTGACGTTCCAGCAGAGCTTCGACAGCCTTGACCTTGGTGGGGGTGACACCCAGAACCGGGCGAACACGACCATCAAGGGTGAAGTTGTCCTTGTATTCACGCTTTGCCATGTTACTTAGGCTCCAATCCGGACAGCCGCGCGACCGGCTTCTTTGCGGTAGCCGACAGGGTAGTCTGTCCAGCCGTAGTGCTCCTCGGTTGCCCCGGCGTCAGTGAGCGTCAACGCCCCGGAAGCCAGAGTGATGAACACCTCGACACCGTTGCCTGTGGTGGTCAGTGCGCCGGTCACAGCGAACTCGTAGGTGCCGTCCACAACCACGGTAGCCTTACCCGCTGCGTTGCCCACACCACCAATCGGCCATGTGATGACGGTGCCGTTAGCCAGTGTCTGGCTCTTGGTGGCGGTCGGCTCAGCGGTGACCGTCATGGACGGGCGACCGTCTGCGATCAGCGCAACACCCGGCAGGGTACCAGCGGGAACAGTCGCCTCGCGGTTCTTGCTCGGGGTGCCCTCGAAAATCTTGTTGATAGCCATTACTTGCTACCCCATCCGCCGACGATGAAATCGCCCGCTGTTGCAGTGTCCTTGATGTGTCCCTCCGGAAGCTGAGCGCCATCCTTCAGGGACTCGGTGAGCTCCTTGATGTAGCCCTTCTCCGCAGTGATTGCTTCCTCGATCTTCGCGCCACCCTTGACCGCTGCAAGAACCTTCGCCCGAGCGGACTTCGGAAGGTCAGCCGCGACAACGGCCTCCACAACCTCGGAAATCTCAGGAGCCTGATCTGCGTCGTCAACGGGAGCAGCGGGAACGAGGGCTTCCTTCAGCGGCTCAATGGCAGCAGTGATCGCAGCGACCAGAGCCTCCTTGAGGGCTTGAATTTCCTCCGGCGTCATGCCGTTGTCCTTTCCGTCATTGTGAAGTTCCGTTCCGGAAACCTCACTGCCTATTTTAGCACGAATTTCGTTTAGTGGCTTTAGCATGGGCCCGGTGTAGGACTCAGCCAGTTCAAGCAACTTACCTCCGGCACCTGCCACGGTTACCAGATCGACTGTGTTGAGCGGGCTCGGCACAAAGCCGCCGATGACCGGGAGGCCATCTTCGGTGTACATTTCCTCGCCGTGCTCATCGGTCTTTACCCACCCACCTGCGCTAATGCTCAGGCCAAGAATGGGGGCGAACTGCTCAACAACCGGCGCCCAGTCCTGTGAGAATTCGATTTCGGAGTACAACCCGGGGCCGTCTGTACCGTTTTCGGAATACTCCGGCGTGCTAACCAGTGCACCAATCAGCGAAGTGACGGTGCCTGCAGGGTAGTCCATCCACGAGGAGAAGCCCTGATGATCCGCGTTGGTCTTTGTGCCCGCAGGGAATGCAGCCGGTCCTGATTCACGGATGGCCTCTTCGGAGTAAAAGCCAGTGGAGCCCTTGCCCGGCTGAATGATCTTGCAACGCCACTTATTGGCGCCCGTCACCTTGCCAAGAGAGAAGCTAGCGGCTTCTTTGAGTGTGCGCGTTGTCATGGGTCTAGTTTACCGTACCTTTCACTTCTTCTTGGTGTCGCCGCTGTGATCGGTTACGCCCTGATTGGTTCCACCCTTTACCGCACCGGTATTGCCTTGCTTCGGAATCGGGTCCGCGCCACCGGCAGGAGCTACCACCGTGGGCTCAGGCGGGTGCGGGTCGATCCACTTGTTGAAGCCGTCAGGCTCCGGCAGCCCTTCCTTGGACTTCGAGATGTCCGCGATGTCGAGCACACCGTCGCGGGCTTCCTCACGCCACAGGAGGCCCAGCGAGTATGCCTGACC